TACCGCCGACGATCTGGATAACGCCGCCCTTCAGAATCTGTACATCGCCCAAGAAGCCGAAGACACTGGAAATGGTGCCCTACCATCATCTTCCTCTGGAACTGAGTGGGATGCTCGGGGGAAGCGAATCACCAATGTCGGCGATCCGACAGCGACTACTGACGCGGCTAACAAAAACTATGTGGATGCGGCTATTCTAAATGTTGAGATCGGTGCCTACACCAACCCGCAGGCTTGGGAGTTCACCGGAGACGGCACCGCATCATACCTCTGGACGGCCAATGGTCAGAGCCTTCCGACCAGCCAAGAAGCCAAAACATTCATTGTTGAGGTTGGTGGGGTTATCCAGCATCCGATCACGAATTATTCGATTACCCCAACCGCAATTGTCTTCACTAGCAATATCGGCGTCGGCGTCACGATTCGTGCTAGAAATTTTGGAGTTGCTGCAACCGTTCCTCAGTGGGATACCGCGGTCTCATTCACGCAGCCTGTGACCTTTGGATCAACTGTTACCATCGGCTCGCAGAATAAACTGCAACTCGACCCACTGTTCAAATTCAGCATGGGCGGAGATAATATTTACTCCACCCCAAACACTTACGGAAGCCTGTATATCGGAACTGGCGGAACTTCGGCAGTTCCCCCGGCAAACAACACCGAATTCAAGAACAATACTGGAATCGGCGTTTCCGCTCTCCAGTCGATCACCAGCGGGCAGTCAAACACTGCCCTAGGAACCGGGGCGTTGACCGACCTTACAACCGGTCTTGACAATGTTGCCGTTGGTGTTCAGGCTGGAATCGGCTGCACCACCGGAAGTCGTAATGTGTTTATTGGCAAGGGCACCGACACTACTGGGCACTCCGCGTCCTTTAACAACACAATCATTGGCCACGAGGCGGGATGGCTTAATTCTAACTCAACCAAGTACAACTGCATCGCAATCGGAAGTTTTGCTGTGTCTGATGGAAACGACACTACCGTAATCGGTAACACCCAGACCACCCAGACCAAACTCCACGGCAATCTGATCGCCACCGGCATTGGCACTTCTCAGGTTGGAGGCGCTCTTGAGGTTGGTGGAAATATTACTCTCAAGGCTGGATCGACTGGGACCATCGCGGCATCTCTGCTTCCTGCTGGAAGCATTCTTCAGACTGTTTCTGTTCAGAGTGCCGCTGGATTTACTTTTGGTAATAACAGTACAACTTATGGAAGCCCATCAATTCAGGGAACAATCACTCCAACCAAGGCTACTAGTAAGATTTTTGTTGTTATCAACGGTCCTCTTGGACTCCAGCGAAGCAATGGGGCTGCGGCAATGACTGCCCATCTTCGTTTGAGCAGAAACACAAATGTTGTTGTTACATTTGATTCCTGCATTACGGCTCCCGCTCAGGCTCTGACTGGTGCCAGTTCCTCGATGGCTCAGCAGTTCTGTGGAATCCACCTCGATTCCCCGGCGACAACTTCTGCACTAACTTATGTTGTTGACTCTGCTATCGCACCCCCCGGTGGAAGCAATGCCCATACTGTATATTTCCCATACAGTGCTAACGGTCAGCGGGCCACTATGCACCTCATTGAGATCGCCTAAAGGAATCACCAATGCCTCTCACAACCCTCGATCCATCGATGACCTCTGGCCTTCTTCAGTCGGCCAACCGCCTGTCGGAACTTGGGGCAACGGCCTCCGCGCAGGAGGCGACGCAGAACAATATCGGCGTTAACACCGCGGTTCCCATTGGCGTCGTTCTACCGTTCGCCAGCCCAACCATCCCTCAGGGGTGGCTGCTGTGCGCTGGTCAGTCTGTCAGCCGAAGCACCTACGCAGACCTGTTCACTGTTATCGGAACCACATATGGGCCGGGGGATGGGTCCACTACCTTCGATCTCCCAGATCTCCGTGGTCGCGCTGTGGCTGGCCGAGACAACATGAACGGGACCACCGCAGGCCGCTTGAGCACGGCCCACTTTGGCGCTACCGGACTGGCAATTGGTCAGTATGGTGGATCCGAGGGTCAGGCTCTTACGGCGGCCCAGTTGGCATCGCACAGTCACTTTGTGGCCAATACTGACTCCACTACCAACACCAGCCCATCTCTTGGTGCTGCGCAGACGCTGACCACCAGCAATATCCACAGTAATCTCGATCCGAACTACACACTTAACGGATCGGCCACGGCCGCCACGGTGGGCCTGTCGTCGTCAACAGGCTCAGGCTCTGCGCACAATAATGTGCAGCCGACCATGATCCTGAACTACATCATCAAGGCCAAGTTCGTCTCTGCGGTGGCCGTCCCATGAGTTCATCCGAAGAACAACTCTTTCTTACTCTTGGCCGTCTAGAGGGCAAGGTGGACACCCTACTCACGCTCCAGAACTTCCAAGAGGAGCAGATCAAGGAACACGATCAGCGTATCCGATCCCTAGAGCACTCCAAGTCGTTTGCCATGGGTATTGCTGCAATAATCGGCGCGGCCGTGTCTGCAATGTTCAGTCTACTCGGTAAGTATGTCTCTCACTGAGGTCCCCATGGAAGCCGAAAAGAAACTTCTTGAAGAACTGCATAGCGCGGTCATTGCGGATCTGCTGGGAAAGATCCGGGCAGGTAAGGCTACCGCGGCTGACCTTGGGGTCGCTCGCCAGTTCCTGAAGGACAACGGCATTGATGTTGCTGCCAAGTCCGGTGCCCCGATCCTTAAGTTGCACGAATCCCTGCCGTTTGATCCGGCCGCTGACGAGGACCTGAAGTTTGGAACTTGACCCGAGACTCAAGGATTTTCGTAACTTCCTTCACATGGTGTGGAAGCACCTTGGGCTCCCCAAGCCCACCCCCGTGCAGTATGACATCGCCAAGTACCTACAGGTCGGCCCTAGGCGTGCCGTCGTGGAGGCCTTCCGCGGTGTCGGTAAGTCCTATGTGACCTCGGCCTTTGTGTGCCATCAGTTGCTCTTGGACCCCTCCAAGAACATCCTAGTGGTCTCCGCCAGCAAGCAGCGAGCGGACGACTTTAGCACCTTCACCCTGCGTCTGATCGAGGACATGCCTATTCTGGCCCACCTCAGGCCCAAGGAGAACCAGCGGTACTCCAAGATCTCCTTCGATGTCGGTCCAGCCCCGGCCCAGCATGCCCCCTCGGTGACCTCCAAGGGCATCACCTCGCAGATCACCGGCAGCCGCGCTGACCTGATCGTGGCGGATGACATCGAGGTCCAGAACAACTCCATGACGCAGGCCATGCGGGAGAAACTGGCCGAGAGCATCAAGGAGTTCGATGCGGTCCTCAAGCCGGGTGGCCGGGTGATCTACCTAGGAACTCCCCAGACCGAGAACTCTATCTACAACCTGCTGGCCGAGCGTGGCTATGAGATCCGGGTGTGGCCCGCACGAGCCCCCGAGGAACGCCAGCGTGTCGCCTATGGAGACCGCCTTGCCCCGATGATTCGGGAGATGAAGAACGGCGAGCCGACGGATCCGGACCGCTTTGACAATGACGAACTGATCGAGCGTGAGTTGTCCTATGGACGCTCGGGGTTTGCCCTCCAGTTCATGCTGGACACCTCGCTTAGCGATGCCGACAGGTTCCCGCTCAAGATCAACGATCTGATCGTCATGGACCTGAACATCGAACTGGGCCCCGAGAAGTTGATCTGGGGAACCATCCCGGATCTGGCCCACAGGGACCTGATGTGCGTCGGGTTCAATGGGGACCGCTACTTCCGTCCCATGTCGGTTGTGGGCGACTGGGTGCCCTATAATGGCTCCGTAATGGCCATTGACCCCTCGGGCCGAGGCTCTGACGAGACGGCCTATGCGGTCGTAAAGATGCTCAATGGGACCCTGTATGTGACTGCCGCTGGGGGAATCCCCGGGGGATACGGACAGCAAGCCCTAGAGGCTCTGGCCATGGTGGCCAAGTCGCAGAAGGTCAACCAGATCATCATTGAAAGCAACTTCGGTGACGGCATGTTCACCGAACTGATCAAGCCTGTGCTGGCCAAAGTCCACCCCTGCGTTGTCGAGGAGGTCCGCCACTCGATTCAGAAGGAGCGGCGCATCATCGACACGCTGGAGCCTGTGATGAACCAGCATCGACTGGTCATCAACACCTCCGTTGTTCGACACGATGTGGCGTCCACCAAGGACATGCCAAGCGAGAAGGCTCTTCAGTACCAGTTGATGTACCAACTGAGCCGAGTCACCCGCTCCCGGGGGGCCTTGGCCCACGACGACCGACTGGACGCACTGGCCATGGGCGTCGGATACTGGGCCGAGAGGATGGCCCAAGATGCCGACAAGAAGATGAAAGAACGACGAAAATCGTTGCTGGACAAGGAACTTAGGAATTTCATGAAATCTGTGGTCGGTCGTAAGCCAGACCCACAGACTTGGATGTAGGATTATCCTTAGGATTACCTTAAGGATAGGTCTTAAGACATACCTACATATGGGGGATAAGGGGGATACCTTATCCTTAGTTATGTTCTACTTAATCTCAGGATTAACTCAAATGAAGAAGAAGAATGTTAGTGGTCTGTCCATGTTCAAGGACAATCTTGGGTTCCCCATGAACTCATCCAGCCAGAACTATAGGCATGTTCCAAAGAGTGGTCGTGTGCCCAGTAATGTAAAGGCGAAGACCCAGCGAGGCTCTGGGACTCACTATGGTGGCCCCGGTGCTGGCGGCGGCCCCGGCGGAGGACAGATGGGAGGCGGTGAAGCCGAGGGTGTACTGTGATCTTGAAGATCGGTGCCATCAAGGTTCCCGTTCTCACAGAGCCCCTAACCGGGGACGAGGCCGATGAGGCTGTGCTTGGGGAATACTCGGCTGGTCCGAACCCCTGCATCCGTCTGCACTCGGCCCTACAGGGCTCTGAGCTGGCTGCCACCCTGCTGCGTGAGGT